ATTTAATAAAGGAGACGATACAATGGCTAGACCAAAAATATCTAAAACGCAGAAGGTATTAAACCTTTTGTCAAAAGGTGAACCAGTTGCTTGGAAAACATTAAGAACAAAATTTGACTTAATGTCACCAAGAGCAATGGTTGACAAATTAAGAGAACAAGGACATATGATATACATTAACAAAGGTGTTAAAGGTACTTCATATAGAATTGGTACTCCTACTAGAGCTATTATAGCTGCTGGTATAAAAAAACTTTACGGAACAGATTATTCTTACGCAAATAGGGTATAGTTCCTAAAGGTGAGGAAGACAACATTAGTTTGTCTGTAAGGGCGAGGAAAGCTAGCGTGGACCTCGCCCTACTCTTCCTCAGGAAAAGATAATGAGTGAAAAGAAACAAGTTAAAGTTGAACAAGTAATTCCTAAAGATTATGCTGAAGGATTAGCAAAACTATTAGTTGAAAGACATTTTAAATATATGGCACAACAAGTTAATGAAGAAGATGTAAGTAAATCAATTAAAGAATTTGATGACATAAACGAAATATGGCACGCAAGGACAAGATGAAAAGAGAAAAATTAGACGACAAGATAAAAGCTTTGGACTCCACAAGAGTTTTTAAAAAGATTACACCTTTATATGATATATCTTGGTATATTAAATGGGCAAGTTCCATAATATTACTAATAGGTATGATGTTAACTTCTATGGAAATAAATCCATACAATTTATATTTACATTTAACAGGAGTAATGGGTTGGTTTATAGTAGGTATGCTATGGCACGATAGAGCATTAATTGTTTTAAATGCAGTTGCAATGGGCATATTCTTAATGGGTATTATCAAGTATCATAGTGCCTGTTCTAATTGTATGATACCTCTATGAGTAGATTAAATAGTAGGCGAGATATAGTAATTGCAAATTTAAATAGTGAATACCCAAAGTTTTTAAAAGCAATACCTAAATTAAGTAATAAAGATATTATGAAACATAAATTGATGAAACTATTAGAAGAACTAAAGACAATGATGACAAAGGAGATGTTATGAGTAATGAGTACGAAACAACAGATGAACACGATAAGACATATGAGAACGAGTCCGAAAGAGACTTATCACCAATGGTGCAAATCTCATTAAAAGAATATGACAAGTTAAAAGAAAAGACAAAGTATATTACAGATAATTCTTTGATTGAATATATAGATAAGATAGAATTTTTTGTAAAAGAATTAAGAAAACATATAGTAAGGAAGGATATACTATAATGGGTAAGATGAGAATTTTTAAGTTTTTAAAAGATGATAAAGAAATAGAAGAAGTAGAATCTTCTTCCTTTAAGAAGGCAGTTAAATCTTTTCAGAATAAAGTAAAACAAAGTATGGTATATGTTGAGTGGATAAGTAAGAAAGGTCAGGAAATGACCAAGTGGCAAAAACTACCATTAGGAAGAAAAGATAAAATAAACAGATGATTATAGTAGATATGCACCAAGTATTGATTAGCAATATAATGGCACAACTTACAATGAAAAGTTATAAGGGTACCAAAGTAGGTGTTGTTAATAAAGAATTGGTAAGGCATATGTGTTGTAATTCATTAAGAGGTTATGTTAGAAAGTTTGGCAATGAATACGGTAAAGATAATTTAGTACTTGCTTGTGATAGTGCTGACCCTTGGAGACGAGATTTCTTTCCTAATTATAAATGGAGTAGAAGACAAGGTAGAGAAGAAAGTAAAAGTGATTGGGACTTAATGTTCAAAATCATTTTAGAAGTTAAAGATGAGATTGCTGATAACTTACCTTATAAAGTAGTTGCAGTAGATAACGCAGAAGCAGATGATATAATTGCTGTGATTGTAGGTCTACAAGAGGAGAAAAAGTACCTTATTATATCAGGCGATAAAGACTTCAAACAATTACAGAAGTATAGTAATGTAAACCAGTTTTCTCCTATTCAAAAGATTATGGTTAAAGAAGATAACCCGATAAGATATTTACACGAACAGATAATCAAAGGTGACCGAAGTGATGGAGTTCCTAACATTTTGTCTCCCGATGATGTCTTCACAACGAAGAAGAAACAAAGTCCTATTACGAAGAAGAAATTAGACGAATGGGCACAGGTTGATGATATACCTTTGGGAAGTGAAACCAAAAAATATTATAATAGGAACAAGAAATTAATAGACCTAGAGCAGATACCAAACGCTCTAGTAGAATCTATTATAAATAGCTATAAGAATTGTAAAGTACCTAGTAGGTCCAAACTATTACCGTATTTTATGAACTATAAACTGAAATCACTAATTGAAAACATTAATGATTTTTAATATTGCAATATAAGAGGAAATGAAATGGCTGAAAATAGAAATATAGAGAATCCTGCTTTAAGACAAGCAGCTCAAACAGCGTCATCAATGGTGCTGACATTCCACGAAATCTTTACTAAAGTTAATAACGCAAAAGACAAAACAAAGAAAGTTGAATTGTTGAGACAATATGATAGTCCAGCAATAAGACAAGTATTGAAAGGTGCTTTTGACCCAAAAATTAAATGGGACTTACCAAAAGGCACACCACCATACATTGAAAACGAAGCTCCGTTAGGTACAGAACATACTTACCTAGACCAGGAAGCGAAAAGATTATGGCATTTTGTAGTTGGCGCTGACAACAATTTAACTAAAGTGAAGAAGGAAACTTTATTTATTCAAATGCTAGAAGGTTTGTCGGCAGACGAGGCAAAACTACTATTAGGTATTAAGGATAAGAACCTTAACAACCTATATAAAGGGTTAACTTCAGCAGTTGTTAAAGAATCGTTTAATTGGAATGACGATTATGTCAAAATTGAGACATAAAATATAGTGGTTTTAGGGGGTTTTTATGCGACAAATCCCCTAAAATAGACGAATTTTTTGCTTGACAAGAGCACCGAAAAAGTGTATAATAAATACTATAAATGATGAAGAAAGGTATATTATGTTTAAATTGATAATTAAAGTATGTGTTTTTATATATTTTGTAGGAGTGGGTTTACACTTGACTATGCAATACGCAAAGGCAGATGACTACACGACTGCTACAACAGCACACATAATCACACAAACGGTTAATGGGAATATAGACCATAAGAAAGTACTATCAAACGAGTTGGAAAGACTAATCCATAAAATGGCGATTGATATGACTTTTGTTATGCAGAAACACTTGCCGAATATTTTAGAAGGTATTGCCGCTGAAATAAGAACGCAAAAGATTGATAAGATTTATAAAGAAAGCCAAACTAACTAGGGAGGTTTATGGAAAAGTTTATTTATGGTGTTGCCGACACATTGCAACTTATGTACTCTATTGCTCCAAAAGAGATATGGATAATTGTTTTTAGTTGTATTTTTCTGTATCTACATTTAGAATATAAAGATTGGAAAAATAACAAACAAAAATAGAGAGAGAACTATGCCATCACTTAAACCTAAATCAATTAGGTATGCAACTCTTAAAAAAAGAGTTAAATCGGAATATAAACATACCACACAATATAAAACCACATATAAAGATATAAAGAAAGTATTTGCTTGGATAAACGAGGCGATATTTGATAAGGAATTACAACCTTTTAATGATATAGTATTAAAAGATTTGAAAAGACAAAGATGTTTTGGACAGGTTACACAATGGGAATGGAAAGGAAAAGGTACGGTTGCTTTTCATTTAGAAATGTGTAAATATTATAGAAACAAAAGAGAATTTATTGATACCCTTGGCCACGAAATGGTCCATCTATTTCAAATGACAAGAGGAGATAGTGGGAATCATAATGCGTTGTTTTATTCATATAAGAACAAGATGAGTAAAGCTGGAATAGATATAATATAACAATTGAATAGTGGGAATAAATTATGGGTAAGGTGAAACAAAAAGTAAAGAATTCAGTTAATAATGCAATGGTGTCCATTAGGAAATGGACAAAGAGAATATTAGGCATTGGACTATTATTTGGATTCACATATCTAGTTGGAACTTTCTATCCAAACAATTACATATTACACAAATACGAAAAAACTTTTGAAAATAAATACCTAGACAAATTAAAAGAACTAGATTTAAGAGAACCTGCTTTTGAATTTGAAAACAATATGCAATTTGTTAGGGCAGTCCATAAATGTATTGATTATATAAATTTCACAACACCATCATCCAAGAGAGTACCGTATGAAATGGTTACGGCACAGGCAGTTTTGGAAAGTGCTTGGGGTCAAAGTAGATTTGCTATGAAAGGACATAACTTGTTTGGTATAAGAGTATTTGATACAACAAAAGCACATATGTTACCAGAAGGTATGACTAACTGGCCAGGTTGGGGTGTAAGAGTATTTAAAACCAAATGCGATAGTGTTAAAGAATATATTAGATTAATGAATGAGCATCCTGCTTACGAGAGATTTAGAGAGTTGAGATTAAAACAACTTTCTTTATATGGCAAAATGGACCCAATTGAGTTGGTAAAAACACTTGATAAATTTTCCACTACACCTGATTATCCAGAAAGGGTAATCAAAATAATACATAAGATAAGGAAACTGGAGGAGAGTGATGAGACCAAATAATTGGGAAGACCAAAGTTATAATAATGTTAAGGAAGATAATCGTCCTTATATGGATCCCTTTTTAAAGAAAATGATAGAACAAGCATTTTTGACTTTTGAAAGGATGAGACGAGGAGAACGCAAAATATATTTTACAGGCAATTGGCAAAAAGATGTAATGGCGTGTTTTCCTGGAAGACAATCAAACAAAGTATTTAAGAAAATGAGGATGTTTTTAGATAATAAAAACTATATCTTCACGCAGAAAAAATTAGAAAATATGGAAGGATACGAATATATAGTTATTAGGAGATAGTATGGGCATATTAGCATTTTTATCGGCATTAGCAATTTCTGGAGTAGCTGCCTTGTATAGTATATTAGGTTTAGCTGCCATATTTGCAGGTGCGAAGATACCTATTATAATAATGGGTGCAGTATTAGAAGTTGGTAAGTTAGTTACCGCTTCTTGGTTATATCAGAACTGGAAAAATCCATTACTGCCGAAGTCCATAAAATACTACTTGACAACCTCCGTAGTTGTGTTAGTATTTGTTACCTCAATGGGTATATTTGGTTTCCTATCAAAGGCACATTTAGACCAAGTTAAACCTACCACAACAAATGAAACTAGAATTGTTTTAATTGATAAACAGATATTACAGGAAGAACGAGTAATAGTACGAGCAGAAAAGACTTTAGAAAGATTAGATAAAGCGTTAGATGTTTATATTGCAAAAGAATATGTAAGTAGAGGTCTAAAAGAGAGAAAGAAACAAAAAGCAGAAAGAGACGAACTTACTTTAGCAATCAACAATGCAATGGATAAGATTGACGAGTTGATGTTAAAGAAACAAGAATTTGAATTAGAGACGAAGATGTTAGAGGCAGAAGTAGGACCTCTTAAATACATCGCAGAACTAATATATGGTGATAATGCCAAAGACTACTTTGACGAGGCAGTTAGGGCAGTTATAATAGTATTGATATTTGTATTTGACCCATTGGCAGTATTATTATTAATAGCTGCTAATATATCATTATCAGGTTGGAGTAAATTACGAGGTAAAAAGAAACAATATGATATGAAAAAGTTAGATTTACAGATTAAAAAAGAAAACGAAAAGATTAAAGAAGCAAAGAAACAGATAGGTAACTATAAAGAATTTTTTAAGAAGTTGGCAAAGAAAAGATTAACCAATGAAGACTATGAGAGATTTTTCCTTACATTAGGAAGTAAAGAATTAAGAGAAATGGGTCTGGATCCAGATGAAATACGAATTAAAATGGACCAAATACTTGATTGGAACGCAAGTGAAAAACAACCTGATAAAACACTAGTTAAATCAAAGGTTGTAAAAGCTGAAAAGATGGATTTAATAGTATAGTCTATTGACAACAAAGAGGAAATGGTGTATAATGAGTCTTATGTATAGTGAAAAAAGAAAAAACGAATTGATTAAGAACGCAGAAAAAATGATGAATAAAGCACAATCAAAATGGGCAACTATGTTTTGGACAGGTGTCTGGAAACAATTGTGTGTTAAATTTAATAGAGTTAATTAATGACAGACTTATTTTTAGACATAGACAAATACAAACAAGAAGAAGAAGATAAAGAGTTAAAGAATACTCATCCAGTTGCTAAAGCACACGAAGCAATGGATGTTGCAATAGGTAAAAGAATTAAAGTAGAAGATTTATCACAACAGAACAAAGACTTTCTAACAGAAGTGAATAAAGAAAAGGAAGAATTAGAAGCGTCTATGCAAGAATCATTTAGACAGCGTGATGAAAGAGTTGTTAGAGAAAAGAAAAAAGATATACAGAAGTTATTAGAAGAAAACAAAATAACTAACTTTAAAACACCAGAACAACAAATAGCACAAGATTTAGAATATGATATGTGGTTTAAAGCAAAGTTAAATAAAACAGATTTATCTAAAGTAATGACACCAGAAGAAGAAGATAGAAACGCAGGAGTTGAACGAGACGAAAATGGAAATGTTAAGTCAGAAGAAACGAAGTAATATGGATATAGTAGATGGATTAACATTAGGTATAGGTGGAATAATATTAACGATTGCAGGTTTTATGTTTGCATTTTGGATTGCTACATACGATCCAAATAAAAAAAATAAATTAGATGAAGATAATCCAATAACAAAATTTTGGAAAGATTTTAACAATAAAGGGTAAATAATATGATGATAGAAACATTAGTTGGTAAAACAATAGTTTTATTAAACAACATACAATTGGCACATTGGCAAACACATAGTTATGCTGAACACGAAGCATTAGGAGAATATCATAAGAAGTTAACTGACCATAATGATAAACTAGTAGAGGCGTGGCAAGGTAACCAGAATAAAAGAATACATATGGAAGCTGGACAACATACTTTACAAAATTATAGAAGTAAAGACCATACCATTTCAGAAATTGTACAATATCAACAAGACCTTTCACAAGCAACATATAATATTGCACAACAAAACAATTTAAATCAGTTTGAAGATATTATCGCTGTACTAGAAGATATGGCAGAAATAACTTCACAGGCACAATATCACTTATCATTAAAGTAAGAACACAATGCCGACATATTCGTTTATAAACAAGAAAACAAAGAGAGAATTTACTGAATTTATGAGTATGTCCGAGAAGGATAAGTATCTAAAGAAGAATAAACACATTAAACAAATATTGAAAGCAATAAATATAGTAAGTGGAACAGGAAGTACAAATATTAGAAATGACAGCGGATGGAAAGAGGTTCAAAGTAAGATAGCTGAACG